TATTTTCTTTGGCCGAAACACATCCAAGATACCCTAAGGACAAATGGCACGACGCAATCCACATGTAACGCCCACCGCACTCAAGATTCTCAAGTCAGACCGCAGGACGCAGAGCGCACACGGCAAATTGACAGCTGACATGGAACTGCCAGCGGTGCCGGTGAACGCATACCCCACGTGGCCGCGTCAATTTCAGATGGAAGCGTTGCGCATGTGGAAGCGGTTGATGCCTCATTTGCAAAAATACGGGCTGGTCACGGATGCCGATCTGTCAGCGTTTGCACGCTATTGTCAAGACGCGGGCGAAGTGAAATGGTTACAATCGGTGCTCGACAAAGAAGGCTACACACAACGCAGTAATGCAAACGGTATGGTAGCGTCGTGCTACTGGTCGATGCGCAACAAGATACAGGACCGGATGCTAAAGACGGAAGTTGAATTTGGATTTACGCCTGCATCGCGCAGTCGCGTGAAAGTGTCACACGGTGCGGACGATGCGCCGAAGAAGCAAGCATGGGCGGGCCTGTGAAGTTCGATGTAGACAAACATCCGCACGTGCACGCGGCACACGCGTATGCACACGATGTCGTCAAAGGGCGCATTGATGTCTGCCTGTGGGTAAAACTTGCGTGTCAGCGCCAGCTAGACGACCTAGTGCGCGCGCAGGCAGGCGTGGCGTCGTTCCCATTCACGTTTGATTTGGCGTTAGCAGAGCGCTATTGCAAGTTCATCGAATTGCTGCCACACGTGAAAGGCAAGAAGTGGGCAGGTACGCCGATCAAGCTTGAACCGTGGCAATGCTTCACGATGGTGTGCGTGTTTGGTTGGATTAACAAGATCACCGGCTATCGTCGCTTCAAGACTGTGTACGAAGAAGTGCCGCGCAAGAACGCGAAGACGACGAAGCTTGCAGGCATCGGTCTTGCTCTGTTGACTATCGACGAAGAGCCGGGTGCCGAAATCTACAGCGCAGCGACGACGCGTGATCAAGCAAAAATCTGCTTTGACACAGCAAACACGATGGCGCAGAAAGAGCCGCATTTCCGCAAGCGGTTTGGTGTCGAATGCCTGACGCACTCCATCTTCGTGCGCAACACCAACAGCAAGTTTAATGCGGTGAGCGCAGACGCCGACACGCTGGACGGCCTAAACGTCAGCGGTGGACTGATCGACGAGTTGCACGCGCACAAGAAGCGCGATGTGTGGGACGTAATGGAAACGGCAACCGGGTCACGCACGCAGCCGTTGATTTGGGCGATTACCACGGCGGGCAGCAATCGTGCGGGCATCTGCTACGAGCAGCGCACGTATGCGACCAAGCTGCTGCAGCGCATCGTTGAAGATAATTCATACTTCGCCATCATTTACACGATTGATGAAGGCGACGTATGGACTGACCCGGCAGTGTGGAAGAAAGCGAATCCGAATTACGGCATCAGCGTTGATATTGATGACCTGACGCGTAAGGCAGTAAAAGCAATGGCGATGCCTAGCGCGCAAAATAACTTCCTGACCAAGCACCTTAACGTGTGGGTCAATGCCGACACATCGTGGATGGACATGTTGGCGTACGATTCGTGTCTCGATGAAACGATGACGCTCGAGCAGTTCGTTAAGCAGGAAGCGATCGTTGCGCTCGACCTTGCATCACGTGTGGACGTTGCAGCCAAGATGCTGCTGTTCACGCAGCAGATCGAAGGACAGACGCACTACTACGCATTCGGTCGTTACTATTTGCCCGAATCAGTGTTGGAGAGCGATGACCCGCACGATTTCTACGCTGGCGCAGCGAAGAATGGCGGCAATCTGGTGCTGACGCCGGGTGATGTGATTGACTTCGAGTTCATCGAAAACGATCTGGACAAGGACAACGCCAAGTTCCTCATTCGCGAAGTCGCGTACGACCCGTTCCAAGCGACGCAGTTTGCCACACGCGCGGCTGCGCGCGGCTACAACATGATCGAAGTGCGCCCGCTGGTGCTGAACTTCAGTGAAGCAATGAAGGAACTGGAAGCGGCGGTGCTGCAGAAGCGGTTTCACCACGACGGCGACAAGATTTTGCAATGGATGTTTAGCAACGTCGTGTGTCACCGCGACATCAAAGACAACGTGTACCCACGAAAGGAACGCGACGAGAACAAAATCGATGGCGTCGTTGCATTGATCATTGGAATAAACCGCGTGATGGCTGCACGCGAAGTTGAAAAGGAACCGGGCATGGTGCTGCTATGAGTCCTGACACATTCGCACAGACACAACAACGCATGGCGAGCAAGCCGCTGATTCTTGCAGCGTGGCGCGATGCACGCATCGCAGAGCGCGAGAAGGAAAAAGAAAAAACAACGCCACGCGACGACATGACAGGTCTGTCGTTCGCTGAGTTCAGCGACTTCGTGCGCGGTGGTGCCGACAAGTTCAGTGGTGTGGTGACGGAACGCACCGCAATGAACAGCGCAGCGGTGTACGCGTGTGTTGCACTGCTCGGCGGTGCGATGTCGAACATGCCGCTTGAGTTCTTCCGCCGTGGTGATGACAATGCTGGCGTGGACCGCGAGCAATATATGCCTGACGAGTGGTGGTTGTTCAATGAATCGCCGTTTCCTGCGTGGACTGCTGCAACGTGGCGCGAATACATGATGTGGTCGCTGCTGCTGCAAGGCGACTCGTTCACGCGCATACACCGTGCATCGCCGCTGTCGCCAAAGATCGTCGGATTCGAGCCGCTGCACCCGATGTCGGTCGTCGTGCGCCGTTACGGTGATCGCTTGCGTTATCAAGTGTCGCCGCAACCGTCACAGCAATGGGAATCACCGGCACCGCCGATGGCGAATTACGATCAAGACGACATATTGCATGTGCCCGGTCCGGGATTCGACGGATTGCGCGGTATGTCGCAGATTACATCAGCGCTGCACACAGCAGGGTCAATTGCGCTGTCGTCCGATGATTACATGGCCAATTTCTTCAAGAACAGCGCGCGTCCGGACTTTGTACTTGAGACGGATGGCAAGATGGAGAAGGACCAGCAAGAGACGCTGCGTGAGCAATGGAACGAGAAGTACAGCGGCACTGCGCGCAGCTTCCTACCTGCGATTCTGACCGGTGGATTGAAGCTGAAAGCAATCCAGTTGACGGCCAATGATGCGCAACTGCTTGATACGCGCAAGTTCCAAGTTGAGGACATTTGCCGCATCTTCGGTGTGCCGCCGTTCATGGTCGGACAGACGGAGAAAACGACGAGTTGGGGAACGGGTATCGAGCAACTAGGCATCGCATTTGTGAAGTACACGCTCGGTCGCCATCTGGTGAAGATCGAACAGGAAATCAACCGCAAGATATTCCGCACCAATCCGCGTTTCTGCGTGTTCAAGACTGACGGACTGCTGCGCGGTGACATGAAGACGCGGCACGAAGCGTACCGTTCTGCAATCGGGCGTGCAGGTGAACCGGGCTGGATGACGATTGATGAAGTGCGCACCAAGGAATACATGCCGCGAATGGGCGGTGACGCTGCCAAGTTGAATCCGGGCATACCAGCGAAAGCACCGGGTGCCGATACTGGCGACAACACACAAGGAAATCCAGATGAACCGACTACTGCGACTGCTGGCTGACAATCGCTCTCTGCCGCACGGCGAAGGGCAACTGCGCCGTTTCGAAGTCAAGAATGCGACCGCTGACGAAGCGACAGTGTACGTGTACGATGCAATCGTGTCGTCACAGTTGGAAGCTGACTTTTGGGGCGGTGTTGCTGCTGAGCCGTTCGTGCGCGCATTCAACGACATCAGCGCGCCGTTGATTCATCTGCGCATCAATTCACCGGGCGGCGACGTATTCGCTGCACGCGCAATGGAAACAGCAGTGCGACAGCACAAGTCTGCGGTTCTCGTTCACATCGACGGTTACGCCGCGTCTGCTGCCAGCATCCTTGCGATGGCGGGCGACGAAATCGAAATTGCGGACGGCGGCTGCATCATGATTCACAATTCGTGGTCACTGGCGATGGGCAACGCTGCCGACATGCGCAAGACCGCTGATCTGTTGGAGCAGGTCGATGCGTCGATTGTCGCCACGTTCGTGAAGCGCACCGGCATGGATGCCAAGGACATCGCGCAGCTGATGACCGATGAAACGTGGATTTTTGCCGAAGACGCGGTTGCTGGCAAGTGGGCTGATCGCATTGCACCGGACAGCGCCGAAGCGAAGCTGAACTGGAACATTGCAGCATTGCTGGACAAACCCAAAACGCCGACGCCTGAGAGGGTGCCGGTGCCCGACACGGAATCACGCGTAGCGGCAGAGCGCAAGCAACGTCACTACGAACGCATCGCAGCCTAGCGGCGCGATTAAACAACGCGGTATGCGTTGTTCTTCTAACGACAGGAGACAAGAGCATGAACAGCATTCAGGAACTGAGGGAACGCCGCTCGGCCAAAGCAACGGATGCGCGGAAGTTGCTCGACGACAACAAGGGCGAGAAGTGGACGCCGGAAGTCAGCGGCAAGGTCGATGCGCTGTACGAAGAAATCGACAGCATCGAAGGCCAGATCAAGGCGCACCAGCGGCTGCTCGACATCGAAGCAGACAAGCCGGATGGCAACTTGAACGACGCCAAGCGGGTCAAGGATGTGTACGACCCGAAGGACCCGAAGAACGCAGCGCGCGTGCTGTACAATCGCTTTCTCCGCGAAGGTGACAAGGGATTCAGTGCGGAAGATTGGGCAACCGTGCGCGCCACGATGTCGACGACGACCGGCACCGAAGGCGGCTATACGGTGCCATCGCTGATTTCATCGCAACTGTATGACGCGATGAAGGCGTACGGCGCAATGCGCGCGGTGTCCAACGTCATCCCCACGCAGGATGGTAAGCCAATGTCGTTCCCGACTTCGGACGGCACGGCTGAAATCGGTGAGTGGATCGCGCAAAACATCACTGCAACGGCGCTCGACCCGGTGTTCGGCACTGTGCCACTCAACGTGTTCAAGGCATCGAGCAAGATCGTTGCTGTTCCGATCGAGCTGTTGCAAGACACGGTAATCGACATGGAAGGATTCGTGCGCAATCGTCTTGCGCAACGCATCGGACGCCTTGGTAATCTGGCGTTCACTGTCGGCACTGGCACCACGCAGCCGGATGGCGTTGCGTTGAAAGCGACGGTGGGCAAGGTTGGCACGACCGGGCAAGTAACAGGCATCATCTACGATGACGTAGTGGACATGATTCACTCCGTTGACCCGGCCTATCGTACGTCGTCGGCGGTGTTCATGATGTCGGATGCGCTGGTCAAGACCGTGCGCAAGATCAAGGACACAACCGGTCGTCCGATCTGGGCACCGAATTACGATGAAGGAATCCGTACCGGTGCAGGCGATGCAGGCGGTGGTTACACGAGCCAAAACGTGGCGGTGCCGTTCGATCTGTTGCTCGGCTACCGGCTGTATATCAACAACGATCTGGCGGTGCCAGCGGCCAACGCGAAGTCAGGCCTGTTCGGTGACTTCTCGTATTACAAGATTCGTGATGCGATGGACGTTCAACTGTTCCGGTTCACGGACAGCGCGTACACGAAGCTTGGCCAAGTCGGTTTTCTCGGCTGGTGTCGCATGGGCGGCAATCTGATGGACACCAACGCCATCAAGTATTACCAAAACTCGGCCACGTAAGCGGCAATTTCTCCGTATGCGTGCGCAAGTGATCGCGCACGCTCTTTTTGGAGAGTGAAAGGCGTGAGCAATACCGGCATGCGCGTGCGGATATGGGCGCTGGAGCAGGCCATGTTCAACGGCGGTGTGACGACTGCCGAATTGCGCGACGAGTTCGACTTTACGTTGCGCGGTGCGGCAGGGCGTTTAGCAAAGTTGCGTGCTGCCGGATTGTTGGAAGTTGAATTAAGCAGCATTCGTGGACGATGGCGTAATGTGCTGACTGATGCGGGGCGTGCATTCTTGGCGCAGCCGTCAACAGAGAAAGCGAAACAGATTCCCGATGCCAATCCGCTTTGCGCTGCGCTCGGATTGACAGTAAGGCAAGTACCAAGCGCAGGGCGTGTGTACAAGTTCGGAGAATTACAACATGAATCAACAGGTCAGCAGCAAGGAAGCGCCAAAGGCGAAGAGCAAGGACAAGGATGGTGATGTCGAAGTGCGGCTGCTGTCGGACTCGCAATTCGGCAAGGCCAACGACATTGCGCAGGTGCCCGCTGCGATGCTCGACGTATTGAAGGAAAACGGGCAAGTCGACGACAACGATGCGGCCATCGAGTACGCAAAGACATTGCCGCAGAACAAGAAGCAAAGCAAGGACGACGACAAGTAACGAAAGGACCGGTAATGGGCCTGACTCTGATCACTCCGCCAACGCTGCAGCCGGTAACACTAGCTGAGGCGAAGAATCATCTACGTGTTGATGCCGACATCACGCAGGACGAACAGCTTATTACCGATCTGATCGACATTGCAACGGCAACGTGTGAAAAGGAACTGCGCGGTTCAATTCTGCCGCAGACATGGCAGTTGTCGTTGGATATGTTCCCGTACAATGGTGTGATTGACTTGACGAAAGGACCGGTAAGCGCTGTCACCGCGTTGCGCTACTACGACACAGCGGGCGTGGTGCAGACGATCGCGCCAGTAAATTACGTGCTTGATACGAATCGCCGCATTGCGCGCTTGGTAGCGGCGGTCGGCTACTCGTGGCCTGCCGTGTGGTTCGGCTATCCGGGCGTCGTGCAAGTGATGTACACTGCCGGATACGCAGACGCAACGAAGGTGCCAAAGCCAATCAAGCAATGGATACTGATGTGTCTGGCTGCACTGTACGAATCGCGCGAGCAAGTGTTCATCGCGAAGCAGCGCGGGCAGACCGTGCAAGTGATGCCAACTGCAAATTCACTGCTCGAGCGTTATCTTGTTGAGGAAATCGGATGACGCTGCAATCTGGCGCGCTCAACAAGCGTGTGCGATTGGAGACACGCTCTGTCGGCACGGATGTGCACGGCGGGCAGTTGGACGTATTCACGCCGTGGATTACCGTGTGGGGGCGCATCGAAACGATCAGTGGTAAGGCATTGGGTGCCGCAGAGTCACTGCAAGTGCAAGTGACGCACGAAATACAGATTCGTTATCGACCGGGCGTGATCGCGCCGATGCGCGCAATTTATCAGAATCGCTATTTTGACATCGTTGCCGTGCTTGACCCGGACGAGTCGCATTTTGAACTGCTGCTGCTGTGCGTGGAAGGGACCAGCCGTGGTTGATAGCGTAACTGTTCAAGTAAGCGGACTGTATCAACTTGAGAAGACGATGCTTGGTTTTAACGACCGGCTGCATCAAAAAGTCATCCGCCGTGGGCTGGTTGCCGGTGGTCAACTTATTCGCAATCAGGCGCGTGCGAATGCACCGGTGCTAAAAGGCGTGGAACATATCACCGGGCCGCGTAATGATCAGCACATTCGTGGTCAGTTGAAGCGTGCTATTGTGTTGAAGTATGACAAGCCAGAGTCGACCAAGTTTGTTAAGCAGTATGTTATTGCGGTGCGCCATGGGAAAAAGTTCCAAGCAAAGAACATGGATGCGTATTACTGGTACATGTTGGAGTTCGGCACGAAGGGTCACGTTGTGAAAGCAGTTGACGCACAGGTGCTGTCGGATGGCTCAACGGCATACGGTATGCGGGCGCGCATTCCGGCGCAACAAGCAAATCCATTCATGCGTAACGCGTTCAACGTGACGCAAGGTGATGCGTTTAATGTTGTGCGCTACTCGTGGGGCGACGGAATTGCAGCGGAGTTGGCCAAATGAGTGTGGACGTTGAAGCGCTGATGTTTGCGGTGTTGTCGCCCATTTCGCCCGGTCATGTGTGGAACACGCACGCGGCGGACAGCGAAATTAGCGAACATATCGTGTTTACTCGCATCGATGTTGTGCCAGCAACAACGCTAGCAAATGGCGCACCGCTGGAGAATTCGCACTACCAAATCGACATTTACAAGGAGCAGCGTGTAGATGCATACACGCTGGCAACAGCAGTGAAAAACGCGATGGCTGGTGCATCGTTTGTAAATATCCGCACCAATGAGTACAACGGGTATGAAGACACGGTAAAGCTTCATCGCTGCGCACTTGATTATTCCGTTTGGGCCTAACCTTTCGAAGGAGCAACATCATGCCCTCAACAGCAGTAAATGCACAAGGAACAGTCCTTGCGATTGGTTCCGGTTCGGGTGCCGCAAAGACGATCACCGCCATCACGCAGGGCTATCCTGCATTGGTGACGGCGACTGCGCATGGTCTGAATGCGGGCGATGTCGTCGCAATTGCCGCCGTTCTTGGTATGACGCAAGTGAATGGCAACACGTACGTCGTGCAGTATCCGACGGCGAATTCATTTGCGTTGACCAACGTGAACAGCACCGCGTATACCGCGTATACATCGGGCGGCACTGCAACGCCTGTCACGTTCTCGCCAATTGGCAACGTCAAAAGCTTTTCCGGTTTCGACGGCCAAGCATCGGAAATCGATGTGACGAACTTTCAATCTGTGGCCAAAGAGTTCCGGCTCGGACTGATCGACAACGGACAAATGCAATCCGATCTACATCTGGACAACAGCGATGCGGGTCAGCTTGCTGCACGCGCGGCGCAGATCGCCAGCGCAGTGAAGCAGATGAAGCTTACCCTGCCCGCTGGTGCAACGCCGAATGCGACGTTCAACGCGTATGTGAAGCAGTTCAGCATTAACGGTGCGGTCGATGGCGTCGTCGCCGCGTCGATTACGCTGCGTATCAGCGGTAACGTTGCGTGGGCGTAGCAGTGTCGTCTGTCTGATTGCAGCCGTCATCTGGCAACAGTGGCGGCTGCTTTTTTCGTTCTCTATCACGGAGTAACATCAATCATGAAGATTCTTCGCGCAGCAGATGTCACCGCATCAAAAGACTACACGTACATCGAACTTGCGGTGCCGGAGTGGGGCGATGACGTTGGCGTGCGTATGCGCACGTTGACGAGTGGTGAGCGGCATCGTTTCGAAACGCAAATGTTCCAGACTGAAATCGCGATGGTCGACGATGGCAAGGGCAACATGGTGCCGCAGGAAAAGCGTATCATCAATCCGGCAATTAACTTGAAGACGTTGCTGCTCGGTATGTGCCTTGTTGACGAAGACGGCGCACGCCTGTATCCGGATGATGGCATCGGCATTCTTGATTCACGCAATGCAGTTGTTATCAACCGTCTGTTTACCGAAGCGATGAAGTTGAACGGCATGAACGCGGAAGCGGTCAGCGACAAAGCAAAAAACTCCTAACGCACCCGCTGCGCCTGTTTAAATGCAGATTGGGTGCGTTGCTTGGTATGACGCTGGCAGCGATCGACAGCGAAATCGACGCAGAGGAATTGACGACATGGCAGGCGTTTTACGAATTGGAGCCATGGGGATTCGTGATGGACAATTTCCGCGCAGGCATCATTGCGGCAACATACGCAAACATGCAGCGGTCGTCGAAATCAGCATCACCGCCAATGCTCGCACTCGATCTGTTCAAGGGCATTGGTATTATGAAAATTTTGACTAAGGAGAAGGAACCGGTAGAGACACCGGAACAAGTGGCGCGCAACGTGAAAGCATACATCATGGGCGTGGAGCAGGCAGGAAAGCGCAGTTAACAGAGGATTGCAATGGCCATTGGCTCACTTGGCGCACTAGTCATTTCGCTAACAGCGGAAACCGCGCAATTTAATAGCGCGATGACGAAGGCTGCTTATACAGCCAACAAGGAACTTGGCAACATCGCGAAGGACGCATCATCCGCTAGCAAAGCGATTTCCGGCATCAATGCGAGTCTTGAATCTGTTGGGCTAGGATTCCGCACGCTGCTTGGCCTTGCAGCGGGCGGCGGTTTCCTGATGATGGTGAAGGGCGCGATTGACTCGCAGGCGTCGATGCACGATCTGGCGCTGACTGTCGGCACATCGGTTGAGCAGTTGTCGTCATTGGTGCCAGCAGCGAAGCTGAGCGGCCAATCGATGGATGATGTCGGCAAAATCGCGCTCAAGCTGTCTAAGTCGCTGACCGAAGCACAAGACGGCACCAGCAAAGCAGCACTGACGATGAAGGCGCTCGGATTCAGTGAGCAGGATGTTGCACGCATGGCACGCGACCCTGTGAACGCGATGATTGAGATTGCCAAGCGTACGAAGGAGTTCACGCAAGACGGCGCAATTGGTGCCGCTACGATGGAGTTGTTCGGTAAGCGTGCGGAAGAAGTCGGCAAGTTCATGACTGAACTGGCAAATCAGCAGCAATTTGCCGCGACGATGACGCAGGAGCAGACAGACGCAGCAAAGCTAGCCGAAGAACAGATGCTGGCGTTGCAGTTGAACACGGAAGCTACATCGCGCGCATTTGCAAATGCGATGGTGCCCGCGATTACCGATGTGTTGCAGGGGTTCAATGATCTGGCAGCGAAAAAGGACGGTACAACGTCGTTCTTTAGCGTGCTTGATACGCTGGTACGCGCGGCGGGCATCAGTGTCATTACACTGTGGACCGGGCTGAAAGACATCGGCACCACGCTTGGTGCATTGATTGCGTCATACGTGTCTGTTGCAACGGGCAATCTATCTGCTGTCGGCACGATCTGGAAAGAACACAACAAGGACATAGAGAAGAACAACGATGAAATGTTGGATGCATGGGCGACCATGCTTGGTGAAGTAACGGGTAAAGAGAACGCGCAGACAGCAGCGGAAAAGGCGCACACAGGCGCGCGTGGTGATCTGAATCTTGCATTCGGCAAGACGAAAGCAGCGATCGACCCCGGACTGCAAGCAGCGGTCGACTTCGAAAACAACTTGATGAAGCAGATTGCTACATTCGGTTTGTCCGAAGAAGCGATGCTGAAATATCAAGCGCGACAGAAAGGACTTGGTGACGCCGACGATGCAATGATTAAGCAATTAATCATTCTAAAGATGAATCAGGCTGACTTCGACGAAGAAATCAAAAAGTCGACCGATGACATGAAGAAGCTTGGTGATGCGATGACCGCCGAGAAGCAGGCGGCTATCGACACTAATGCTGAGTGGCTACACGCGATTGACGATCTGAAATTTGAAACGTCGCTGATGTCGCTGAATACGGCAGAGCGCGAGCGTGCGATACTGATGCGCAAGCTGGAAAAAGACGCGGTTCATCTGACAGCGGACGAATACCAACGGTACAAGGATGCAATTAACGCCGCAGTAGACGACAAAGCAGCAACGCAATCGATGATCGATAGCGCTAATGAATCTGCGCAAGCATGGAAGCAAGCAGCAAACACAATTGAAAATGATCTGATTAGCGCATTTGAGAACGGAGTGAAGACAGGTGCTAGTCTGTTCACTGATCTGAAAAACCTTGCAATCAAGCTGTTCAGTCAGTTAATCTTGCGCCCGATGCTGCAGCCGTTATCAAACAGCATGGCGTCGATGTTTGGCGGCGGCGGCGGTGCAGGCGGCAGCATGAACTTGCTTGGCGAAGGTTTCAGCCTAGCGAACAACACGTGGGGCGGTGCTGCGGGCGGCATGGGTCCACCGAATCCAAACGCGATGTTTGGTACAAGCGGTATGTCGGAAACGTACGGCGGCTATGCTGCAGGCGCGATGGGCGGCGCAGCAGCAGGCTACGGCATCGGCACAGTTGCTGGTCAGCTGTTCGGCAACAGCCGTAATCAGCAAAGCATGCAGATGGGCGCGACGATTGGTGGTGCCGTAGGGTCGATATGGGGACCGATTGGCTCGCTCGTCGGTAGTATGATTGGTAGTGCTGTCGGTTCGCTGATTAAGGACGGCGGCGGTGCGAAAGTAGGCGGCAGCGCGACGACAGGTGGCACGTGGAGTACGCAATTGATGGAAGGCGGGCGCTATTTCACGCCTAACGATGCTGATGCTGATTTGAAAAAGGCGGTGAAGGTTAGCAGCGACAGTTATAGTGGCTTGTACAAGTTGCTTGGCGGCGGCGGTCTAACGTCGGCGCAGTTTGCGATGGGCTACGACACCGACCCGAAGGGCACCGCGCCTAATCGTGCACGCGCGGGTGTGATCGTTAATGGCAGGCAAGTTTACCAATCGAATCAGGAAGACCTTGGCACCGACCCTGCCCGGTTGACAGCAGCACTCGCGTTGGAAGCGCAGCGCTCGATTCTTGCTGCATTGCAGGCGTCCGATCTGCCAGCAGACATCGCCGCATTGCTGAACTCGGTTAACGCTGCGACTGCATCACAGGACACGATATCGGGACTTGAGCAATTCGCCAGTGCGATGCAAAACATCGACACGCTGATGTCATCGAATCTTGGCGACGAAGCAACGAAGTATCTGAAAGCGCAGAACGCGACAGCAATGGATTCGTTCCATGGCACTGCGACAGCACTGCGCGATCTGCTTACTGCGGCGGATTACAGCACGGCAGGTGTTGATGCGCTGACTGCTGCAACGAATGATTACTATCGATCGGCAGTGATTTTGCTGGCGCAGATCGAACAAGTAAAGCAATCGATTAGTAACATGTTCGGTGATACGATTCGTTCGATGACATTGCAGACGCTCGACAAACCGGGCCAGTATGATTACTTGATGAATGAAGCTGGCGATCTGCAGGCGCAGATGCTGGCCAGCAACGACCCGGCACAGATTGCTGCACTTGCGCAGAAGATCAACGATGACCTTAATGCTGCGTTCGGTTTGCTCACGCCAGAGCAGCAGCAGGAGTACCTTGGTCAGTTCACGCAAAACATCACTGATTTGAACACAACAGTTGAGGACAAGCTAAATGAAATCCGCGATAACGTTACAACAGCAGTTGGCGACACGCTCACTGAGGCAAGCAACAATCTATCGCTTGCTGCAGATAAATTCACTACGGCAGCCAATACCGCCGACAATGCAGCCAATACGAATCTCGCAGCCGCGAATACGCCTCTGCAAGTTGACGTAACGACGCACGACGGTGCACCGGCAGAAGTGAACGTGAGCGGCGGCTGATATGTCACGTGAATTAACGGCTGGTATCGCCACGGCGCTCACCACGCAGGGTAGCTACTTCGGCTGGCTGCTAATGATCACGCTAAACACCGGGCAGGCGCTGCGTTATACGTCGCTCGACGCAGGATTTGACTACGGCGGCTATACGTGGCAGTCAGTTGACATGGACATGCCCGATCTGTCGTGGGATGGCACGATCATGAAACCGGGCGTGCTGGTGCTTGGCGATGCAGACCGTCAGTTTTGGGCGATGGTCAACAATCTGTCGATTGCTGATGCACGCGTGGCGCTGTTTGCGATTTACGCAGCGGCCAGTGGTGAAGCTGAGCCGGTATGGGCCGGGCGTGTTGGCAAGTGTTCAATCAAAGACCTTACGCTGCAAGTCGAATTAACGAACGGTTCCGATCTGATTTCGGTGCCGCGCCGTCGCATTCAGTACGTCATTAATGCAGCGTTCCTGCTGCCGGGTGGAACTTCAATCGATATGAGTAATCAACACTACATCATCACTCGACCGGTAACAAGCGCATGAACAATTATCCTGATTACCCGCAAGCGGAAGGCACAAAACTGGTCGTGCGTAGTGGTATTCGCTTGCGCATGGCGTCAAACGGTCTAGTGCGTGCGCGTGCGCTGCAATCGGTTAGCTTTCACGATGTCGTCATTGTGCATAAGAATCTGATGCTGGCCGATGTCGACATAATCAAGACGTTCCATGAGAACAACCGTGGCGTCGATGTTGCGGTTACACTGGTGCCGTATGGTGGACTCGCGTTAACGTGCGTGTTCGACACACCGCCGTATCAAGAAGAGCCACAATTATTGTCTGCTGGTCAGGCGCTGTTCACGATGACAGTTAACTTGAAACAGTCACAGTGACAAGTCCAATCCCTGCAGTACCGAATGCGGGCGTATCGCCCGGTACGGGTGCTGCTGGTGGTGTTCCCACACCCGGTAGTTTTGATTGGGCAATGCGTCTCACCGGCAACTTTCCATCACCGGCAGGCGCACCAGCAAAATCACTGAACAAAAACGGTCGCAAGGCTGCTGATCGACAGATTACCGTTGCAGCGCTCGATTCAATCATTCCGATTGTGTACGGGCAGGCACGACTGCCCGCGTTGCTGGCCAATGTGCTTGTGTACAACGGCAATTGGGTGTTCTGGATTATCTGGTGCGAAGGACCAGTAAACGCAATCGTTAGCATCAGCGGCGATGACAAGCCGCTTGATCCATCAATAACGGTCACGAATTACCTTGGCAATCCGGGTCAGACCGTTAACGCAACGCTGCAGGCTGCGTTTGCTGCGACTCATACATACCCGAATTTCTCAGAGACTTGTCCGGGCCTGTGTTACTCCGTGATTGTCGTACCGTCCAACAAGGCGGGTAACTTTCCACAGTTCAACGCGATTATACAGGGCCAGCTTGTTAAGCGTTGCAACGGATTCATGGTGCACGACACGACGCAGCAGGCGGGCGGTGATGCCAAGGCGTATCATCGCTTTTCAGTCGGTAACGGTTATGTTGTGCAGAGCGGTGACAAACTTGTATGTGACGTATTCGTATGTGACACGGTGCCGACACGCACAGGCGTGGGTGGCGTTACTTTGGAGTTTACTGATGCAACGACTGCGCACGGTCTGGGCGTTGTGGACCAGAACGCGCAAGGGTGCGCAGCATATGCGGCTGCTCGCACTGGCGTGTGGGCTACCCGCACCATGTCGCTCACAGCGGCTGTCGGCAAAACGGTCAATTGGGCGAGCGTTATTAATGAAGCGGATTCGGTTGGCCAATACCGGGCGCTTTTCCGCAACATCAAAATCGTCAATACGACCGGGACAATTACGCGCACCACGTTTTATGGCGTCGGCGGTCCGATCAGCGCAAACACGCTGCAGTTGGCAGCGTACAACACATCGTCAATTATCATTGTCGATACGTCGATTTACAGCCGCAATCCGTCAGAGCAAACAGCAGATTTGATCACAGCTAACGGGTTTGCTGTTGATTGGGAGAGCGTAGCTACGTGCGCGTTCACCAATGACAGGATTGTTGGCGTAGCGCCCAACACCGAAGTGCAGCGGCTGTGCGACATTGCGATCGATCACGAGCAATCATTGCAACAGTGGCTCGATTCGATGCGCACCGCTGCGTGCTGCTGGCTCTCAGTGCAAGATACCGTTAAATTCGTCCCTGACGTTGCGGTGCCGAGTTCGTTTACGTATGATCACAACGCGGGCAATGTGATTGGTGTTACTGACCCATCGCTGCAGGACACATCACGACTGCCAACGGTGATGGAAATCATCTACACTGACACATCATCGCTGCCGTGGCAGGACCGTATTGCACCGCTGGTAAAGCGACAGGGCGTGGACAGTGGCGCGATCGATTGGCGCAAAACTTCGATTCGCTGTCCATGGATTACGCGTCAGTCGCAAGCAACGCGTGAAGGAATCGAACGAATTAACAAAACGTGGCTGCGCTCGATCACATCATCAGTCATGGTGATGGACGAAGGGCTGACGCAGGAAGTCGGTGATGTTGGAACGATTAACTATCCTGATGTCGGCTTCGGTACAACGCTGATTCGCGTGATGACCATCAAGCCTAACAATGATGGTTGGGAACTGCAGTGCGTGAAGGAAGACCCGGCTGTTTATTCAACATCTGTGCAAGCAGGGCCAAGCATTCCGAATACGAGCCTGCCCAATCCGCTCAACATACCAGCACCAACGAATCTGGCGTGGGGCGAAGAACTGTACGTATTGCCGACAGGCGTAGTGTCATCGCGCATGCGTGCAACGTGGGATGACATGCGCAATGCGTTCCCATCACTGAGCGGCTACGGTGTGACAGTGTACAACGGCACGCAATTGCTCGAGACTGCGGTGGTGCAGACGCCAAGCTATGCGTATCTTGCGCCACAGGCGGGTGTGTCGTACACGATTAACGTGCAAACTGTAATGAGCGCATTTTCCAGTGGCGCGACCAGCGCAGTTGCATCGTGCTTGGGCAAGCTATTGAAACCGGGCGATGTGCCGTATCTGTTCATCTACGAGACGGCAGGCATTCTTAACTTTTCGTGGATTCCTGCTGTTGATCTTGATGTGACGGCGCACGAAATCCGCTACGGGCCAGTTGGCAGCGCAACGTGGGACACAGCAACGACGTTGGAGCGGGTGCCGTTCCCTGCACGCACGTATGTCACGCATACAGTGGTGCCGGGTAACTATCGCTTCTTCATCAAAGCGCTAGACAGCATTCGCAATTCGACTTATCCAAACGGACAGGAGAGCATTAACGCCAAGACATTTGATATCAACGTCGGCGGTGACCCTAATTTGTTCAATGCTGGCTCGTATGCGTACACGACGCCAACACTCGTGAACATGGCAGCATCGCGCGAGTTGAACACGACAACGTGGCGCAGTGAATACGGCACATCGTGGAATGCTGCGTTTCCGTTGCCGATGTCGGCCAATTACACTAATCCGTTGTCGCAGTATTCCGGCACCGGTGTATCATCGCTGACAACGGAAGCGTTTGATCTAGGCATCCAGTATTCCGGCACGTTTGTTGCGTCGATGGACTATGTTGATATCATTGGCGTTGCATCGTTCTACATCGAAGTGTCGAATGATAACTTTGTTGCTGATACGCGGCAGTTTGTCGGACAGAGCGCAACAGCGACTGCGCGCTACGTGCGGCTGCGCGTGCAGACATCGGGCGAAATGCTCGTGCGTTCGCTTGGTGTGGTGAACGTCTCCGTTATTGCGTTGTCGGAGAATTTTGATGTGATGACCAGCGCGAGTGGTCCGGTCACTGTTACGCTATCGCGTGCATACACGCGCGTGAAGACGATTCAGCTGACGGCAGACGTTAGCGCAGGACAACGCAACCCCGGATTCCTTAACGTGCTGCTTACTGGCAGTCCGCGTTTTGATGAATCGGGCATGGACACGCCCGACACGTACAACGACAATGTAACGATACCGGCCAACACGCTAGATGTCGAATGTTGGGATGGATTGAATGTGATGGTAGCCTGCCCGGTTAAGGGCGTGTTTACAGGAATCTGACAATGCCACTCGTTCTGCGATCTGTGAAAGGCTCACCGCTCACGCAAGCTGAGCACGACGCCAATCACAAGGAAATTGGTTACATTGGTGCTAACATTTCAAGCGCAGCGACGACCGACCTTAACACGGTTGCCGGTAATCGCGCTGATGTGCTTGGCACCGCGACGATTACAAGCTTTGGCATCAACGCACCAAGCGGCACGATTCGCATTCTTCGCTTCCAAGGTGCGTTAACAATCACGTATAATGCAAGCACGCTGATTCTGTTCGGTGGTGTTAACTTCATCACCAAAGCGGGCGACATTCTCACGTTTCAGAAGGAAGCGGCAGCAGGCGTCGATGGCTGGCGGCTGATTGATGTACAGACCGCAGACGGTCGCATCGTGCGCGCGGCGGCGATCACGTACAACGAGTTCAACGCGGGCGCAACGCTGAACGGCGCGGTTGTGCTCAATGCAAACAGCGGTGTGAAGCAGTATGGCACGGTGACCGGCAACATTACTGGCATTACGATGACGCAGCACACGGACGGCGGTGTGCAGCGTGTCGAATTGCTGCTAACGCAGGACGGCACCGGTGGGCGCACGCTCGGTGGCCTGACGTTTGCTAACGGATTCGTGTGGAAGGCGGGTGCTGATAAAGCGTTGTCTACAGGCGCGGGTGCTGTCGATCTGATGCTGATGGAGTACAGGCCAAGCATCGCAAAATGGATCGTTGAACTGATGAAGGGCCTTGCTTAATGGCGCTTAGTTACATCGGCATCGGCATTGCCAAAGGCGGTGCAGCCTCTGCCGCTGTCGTGTCGAATGCGTCAACGCTGGCAGGCGATCTGCTTGTACTGCTGGTGAACTTGGGCGGCGCAACAAATATCACCAGCATTACAGGCGGCAGTAATCCGGTGTGGACGCAGTTTGGTGTGCGGCAATCGACAGGTGATTCATTAGTAAATCTTGAAGTGTGGACTGCTGTTGCTGCAGCAGCCGACATTGGCGCGACGTTTACCGTTAACTTCGGTGCTGCAATTCAGTTCACTGTTGGTCTTGAATCGTGGCGCAGTACGATTGCTACGCCATCGCTGGCGAATTTGCAGGGCGTCACTAGCAGCACGGGCGGCATTGCATCAATTACCGCGCCAACGTGGAATGGCGCTAACGGCATTGCGTTTGCGGGCGGCGACACGTTCGCGGCAACGCCAAGCTGCACCGTTACTGGTGGTAATTGGGTGGAGCGCGCAGACCAAGTTAACGGAACGTTGGTCGCATCGGACATCGCTAATGATGTTGCATCGAGCGGAATAGGTAATGCAGGTTGCATCTTCACGTGGACGCAAACGTGCGCGCAACGATGCGCGATCACGTTTAACGTAGCAGAAATTTCTGGCGCACCGTTGTTCTTTGGAGCAGATTAATGCCTAGTATTTACACGCACCTTGCGCTTGATAAACCGGACGGCGGCGGCGCATATAATCAGAACGGTACTGCGTTTGGGCAATCCGCGCGTGACAATCAGATTGCGTTTTGCAATGCGATCATGCTTGGCGCGGTGGAAGGATTTCTGTACTCGCAATCGGGCGGCACCAATCAGCAGCCTGCAATTGAGTACATGAAAAGCGGTCTTAACTGGCTGCGGCGCACGAACACGTGGGGCACCAGCGGCGGCGGCACCGGCAATCTGACGCAGCTGCAATACGATTGGTCCACGGATGGCGGTGCAACGTGGGCATCGATCATTGCAGCGGAAGTACGCAACTACAGCAGCGGCGGCGATCTGATCAGCACTACGGGTGCCGGTGGATTCCTTGCGCGCGTGGAAGCGCTGTACGGTCGTGTGCTGGCCAACGTGTCGAATTTCGCTGCACACATCGCGGCAGTCGGCACCGCTGTGCACGGACTAGGCAGCATCGCAACGCAGGCGTTTAGTGCTGTTGCGCTTACGGGCGGTGCGATTGATGGCACTGCAATTGGCGGTACTACGCCTGCAGCGGTAACAGGGCAGACGTTCAAAGGCGTTGTCGTTAATCTTGGTAATCTGAGCGGTGCGACCGTCATTGATTGGAGTTTAGGCGATTACTTCTACGGCACCGTTGTTGGCGCGTGGACTCCGACATGGGCAAATCTTCCGCCCGCAGGACGCGGGCAAGGTCTTACGCTAGAATTGACGAATCCGGGCGCGTTCGCTATCACCGGCACGTGGCCGTCCACGAAGTGGCCAAGCGGCACGCTTCCATCGCGCACGGTTGCAGGCATCGATCTGTACGAGTTCACTTGTCGTGATGGCGTCACCGTGCGCGGTGCGCAGTCGAACAAGGACAGCAGATGACGATGATGCATCACGTGCTGAACGAGAGCGGACCACGCCCGGTCACGCTGGTTGTTGCAGCCGATGTTGCTAATTATGATCTGTTCGTGCAAGCAGGGTCACCGCTCGGCCCGGTCGATGTGGTGCTTACGATTAACAGCGGTGTTACGATTTATTCGTCATCGGGCAACGCTGCGTTGTATCAATCGTCATCGTTTCCTGTCGGCAGCACGGTTAACATCATTAATAACGGCACGATTTGCGGCAGAGGCGGTAACGCAGGCGGCGGTCACAATGGTCCCGGCAGCGGCGGTGCCGGATTGCCCGGTTCACCGGGCGGTGCAGCGGGTGATGCTATTGCACTATCTGATGATTGGACTATTGATAACACGTATGGTAACATTTTTGGCGGCGGCGGCGGCGGCAGTGGCGGCTATTCATCAATGTCAAGTGGCGCTTATGGTGATGGCGGCGGCGGCGGCGGCGGCGGTCAAGGTCGTGATGGCGGAGCGCACGGTAGTGGCGGTGCTGCTGGTATAAACGGCACTAAGGGCAACAATGGCGGTAACGGCTCTGTCAGCACCTATGGCAGAGGCGGTGCGCGCGGCGGTGATGCGGGCGATGGCGCCGATGGCGGCGGATGGGGCAACAAAGGCGGCAATACGTTTGGCGGCAGTTATGGCACCGTTATTGGTGGTGCGCCCGGTGATGCGATCACGCTGAACGGTCACACGGCGACATTCATTGGCGGTAACAATCCGTCGCAAGTTAAAGGAGCAGTAGCATGATCGACGAACGAGTGATACGGCTGTTAAATCAAGTCGCGCTACTGCACACCGCGTTACGGCACGCAGTTACGCGCATTAAAGTAAACGGCCAGACAGAAGATGCGGAATTGCTCGAGTACGCGATGCAAGCGCTAAACGCGAGTGAAGACACGGCACCGGAAATCGTGGCCGATCTAACGAAAGCGCTGCACACCGGAGTGTGATATAATGGAAAGGATCGTGATATCCGTGGTTCTGGCAAAGCTGGCGTTGTTCGTCAAGGAACACACGGCAATCGTTGTTGCGGATTTTGTTGTCGGTTTTGCATTCGGCATTCTGGTTGGCCATTATCTGGCAATCTGATTGCCCGCCGTGCGGCAGTTCGCTGTCGTTTATTTCAACGCAACACAAGCAAGGAGACATAAAAATGCTTGATCCGAAAGTACCGTTAGCAACGTTTATCGGCACGCCGCAGGTGCGTGTCGTCACGCCCGATGGTAAGAGCGTGATTGCATGGGCGAACATGCTGCCTGTTACCGGTGGTTCGCAAGGCATACCGGGCAAGCGACAGGAAGCAGCCGTGTGCGCAGCGTTCAACAAACTCAAGCTGACAATTGACGACTTCATGACCAAGGCGGATTTTAATCACGTGATGGGCGGCAATGGCCCACCGCGTTACGACTTCCACGCGGGCATGTATTACGATTACGGCGCATTTGAGAACGGGCATCCGTCGGGCATTCGCATTTGCACGGATGAATCGTTGCTTGTGGCCAAGAGTCGTCAACCGCGCCCGCCTGTCGGTGGCGGCACACCGCCACCGGAAGGCACGACGCCGCCCGCAGAAGGCGGGGAAATCAGCGACGACGAGTACGGCACCGACGACGCCGCTGCGCTTGCTGCAGTCGAAGCAGACAAGAAGGCGTAGCAGGGAACAGCGCGCATTTAGCGCGTTGATTTGTTGTGCATCATCAACAAGAGGAGTAACACAATGCAACCGTTTCTAGCAATGATCATGCCGCTTGCCAGCGGCACAACGCCACCGGATGGCGGCACACCGCCAAGCAACGGCGGTCCTGTTGACCCCGGCTATTCGCCGCCGTGGGCGCAAATCCCACCGGGCGGCGGCACACCACCGGAAGGCGGCGGTCCTGTTGACCCCGGCTATTCGCCGCCGTGGGCGCAAATCCCACCGGGCGGCGGCACGCGTCCACCGCGTCCATCGTCACCGCGTGGCACCAATGCAGTTGTGATGCCAATGCCCGCAACCGATCCGCCGACAGCACCACCGGCAGGATTGTCACCGGACAGCAAGCAAGTGCTGATCTGGTTTGGACCGGGCACGCAACCCGCAGTCGCATGGGTCGCGCCGTACGCATCAACCGGCCCGATCACACCACCGGCAGAAGGAACGCCGCCCGCGTAATTGCGTGCAGCGTGTAGTGGCGTGGGTGCCAGAGCAGCGGCACCCACGATAACAGGCAACATCACAACAAGGAGATGTTGACATGAGGCAGTCATGGAAGCTAGCACTTGCGGCACTTGCATTAGTGTTTGCTGCATCATCGGCAAGCGCTGATGTGATTTTGACATTCGGCCAAGTCTTGCGCGGCGACACAATCGTTGCAACGGATGACGGCACGACGACCGACATCACCGGCACTGATATTGCCGTTACGGTGACGGAAATCGAAGCAAACAGTCCTTCCGTACCGTTTGCTGCGTTGTTGAATCTCGATGCAACAAGCACCGGTCCTGCACAGATCGGGCCGCTTGGCATCGTTGAACCGTTCGATGGCACGTTCTCCATCACCAATGCGTTGTTATGCGGTGCTGGTAACTGTCTGTCGGGTGTGTTTAGTGGCGCAACGTTTGGCTTTTTGGGCGGTGCATCGCTCACGATGTCAAGCGCCATGCCGCCCGGTTCATTGACATTCACCAGCGATGTGATCACGGAACTTGGCTTGCCGCGTGGTCTGTCGTTCTCGTTTGCCAACGTTACGCCGCCGGTCGGTTTCAACGGCACCACAATTGCAGCGTTCGAGTCGTCGGTATCGGGCACGTTCTCTGCAGCGTTGGTGCCGGAACCCGCACCGCTGGCGCTGTTCAGCGCTGGTCTGTTCGGGCTGGCGTTCGTCGGTCGGCGCAAAAAGCAGTAAAACAACGCCCGCGCGTGACGGCACGCGCGGGTATAACAAGGGGAAGGAACAAATGAAACGGTTACTGATATTAGCATTACTGCTGATCGCAAGTCCTGCATTCGCTGGCCTGTGCAGCTTGGTTGGTGCGCAGAATCAGACTTGCACCTTTGCGTCTGACACCAGCGGCGGCACGACGCTGTACACCAATCCATCGAATCTGTCGAACATTGGCAGCGGTACAATCAATCCGTTCCTTGGCGATCAGGTCGGTGGCAACGGTGGAATCGAGTCAGGCGTCAACACTGATGATGCATCGGTCAATACGCTGCCGCTGAACGACAAGCGCGACAACAACAACACCTTCACCAATACGATGTCGCTGTCCGATCTTGGCGTCGTCACTATCGGCGGTGTTGACTACTACTCGTTCTTTCTCGACATCAACGAACCGAACGGCAACGGGCAAAACCTGCTGTCGCTCGACCGGCTCGCGATCTTCGGGCAGACCGGTGCAACGCCGGGTGCGCCTGTTGATCTGAACAGCACCAACATCACATCGTTGGATGACGTTGATGTGTTCCCGAATCTGACGGTGGTTTATCGTCTCGGTGTCGGCAACGATCTGCAACTTGACTACAACCTGTTTGCAGGTAGCGGTATCGGCTACGACATGCAGTTGCTGGTGCCCACGGTGCTGTTTGCGCCGCTGGTGCCGGATTCACGCATCGTCTTTGCCGTGCAGTATGGTGCGCTGTCAGGCAATCTGGCCGAAGACGGTTTCGAAGAATGGGCGTTTCGGCCAGCGGTGCTAAAGGTCGTACCGGAACCGATGCCACTTGCATTGACAGGCATTGGTTTGCTTGGGTTAGCGTTCGTTCGACGGCGCAAGTAAACAACGAGCACCAAAGGTAAGCGGTGAGAGCCTGTACGTCCGAATCCACCGCAGTTTCTCCGCTGATATGGGGAGTGTTCGCGCCGTGGCGAGCAGCGACGCATTGACTCCATATGGTGCGGGCGCAGACCGTCGCGACGTACGATAACGTCGCACTTTTCAATGAGGAGTTGTCAACATGACAATAGGGCTAGAGTTCGTGCTGTTTCTGATTCTTGGCTTGGTGTTGTTCATACCGCTGGTGGAGAACGGCAGATTGGCTGCTATGGTCGTGTTCGTGGTGATCATGGCGCTGTGGCTGATCGGCGGATTGGCTGGTTGGAATCTGCATCTGCCGGTCAAATAGTGTTGCGTTGCGCTGGTTCCTCTTCCTGACCAGCGTAGTTGACCGCCCGGTTTGCTGCACCGGGCGGTCTTTTTTCAGCGCTTTTTCTTCGTCTTGCCCTTGGCCTTTGCAGCCTTGGGTGCCGGTTCCGGCTTGCGCCGTGCTACGCGTGCTGCTGCTACTTCGTCCGGATGCTTGCGTATCCAGTTGCCAATCCACATGCGTTGCAGCCCGTTATTCAAGTGGGCGCATCGCTCGCGCGAGCCATCCGGTATGCCGTTGCTCTTGGCAATCAGCCACAGGTCGTCCAGCGTGTCAGCTTCCTTGAGTAGGGCGGCTACTTCGTCATGCCGGGTGTTCGGACGGCCCGGTGCAGACCGGCTCTCTAGATGCCTCTCCGTGACCGTCCTTGGTACTTCCGTTCTTTTCGTCTTTCCAGCGGCTACCGATATAGCCTGCGCAGAGACAGACACAGACGATGCCGCCCGCGTTAAGCTGGCGCTTGGCTGCTGCTGTTGAACCGTAGCGGGTATCATCCGGACCAGTTCGAACGGCAACATGGTGTCGGTCAAGAAGCATTGGCTTATCTCACCGGGCGGGTTCTGGATGCGCTTCATTGCACGCAGCCATACGCCGTGCAGTTCGGTCACCGTCCACCGGTCGTCCCGCTGCGCCAGATAGCACACCGTGTCGCCCACGTTGACTTCATGCCGGGTGATGCGCTCCAGCTTGGGCAGCGGCGGCTCGGCTGCTTGTGCTGCTGCTGCGATTGCTGCGCGGTCGATGCTGTCGTCACGCTCGATCAGCACCGCGTCCTGCTGCTGCGCCTTACTTTTGCGTTTCGCTTTCATCTATCGTCCCTTCTTCCTGTTGATTTCACGAATGGCACACCTGAGCAGCAGCCACAGCACCAACACTGCGGCTGCGTACCCAAGCAGACCGAAAAACACCTTGATGTCAACTGCCTGTATCATGCTGCTGCGTTGGTCACTTCTTCAACGCTGTTGAACGCCTCTTCCAGCGACTGCACCGCTTCCTCAAGGCTCGTCGCTGCTGCGTCCAGCGCTTGGCCCTTGTCGCTCTCTTGCGCCTTTTCGCCCTTCTCGTCAAACTCGCTGCGCGCCTCACCCGCGATCGTCTCCAACTCCGACTTTACTTGCTCGATGGTGGTCGCGATGACGGCCAGTGCCTTCAATTGTGCTGATTTCATGCTGTATCTCCTGTTTAGGCAAGTCGCCCGATGTGCGCGCTGTCACCGCGCACGCCGTGCTGCTCGTCAGCCGAATACGACTTCGTTAAATAGACCAGCTTGCACGATTACGTCGTAATCACACGAGTCCATCGCGCCCGCGTTGCCGCACGCGTCAGCCAGCAGACGGCCAAGTACCGAGTAATGCGTCTTGACAACGCCAGTCAGCAGGCGCTCGACACCAAGGCGTATGGTGCCGTACGTGACGACGCCGAACTGATTGTTGTGGTCCTCTGCGTCGTACGCGTCGAACGACAAGTACTCGAAGCTTTCACCGGGCAACGGCAGGAACGGCTCGCGCTTGATGTTGCCTGCCGCGCACCAGTAGCCGATACCGCCTTCGAGTGCGCCTGACATGACGTTGGCGCAAAACTCGTCAGTAATGATAATGCGCGCATTGACAACGTGCGCATTGTTGGGTTGGTTCATGGTTGTGTCCTCTATCGTGGGTTAAATAGCAAACGGCCCGGTGTGTTTGGCACCGGGCCGCTCGGTAATGCACATTGCTCCTACAGTGCGCGGATGCGATTGCGCAGGGCCATCACACGCGTACCGACGTTGCCCGATTTGGCGAATGGCAGCTTGCGCAGCGCCTTTTCGAAATCGGCTATCGTCTTGCAGCCGTCAAAGTCGCTGCTGAGCGTGTCCTTGTCAGCGTTGGCGTGTGCCTTGGCAGCATAGGCGAACAGTTCGTCTTCGCTCATGCCACGCGTGGCCTTGGCCGTCGCATCGCCGTTGTCGTACGACTGCGCACCGCTGGCAGTCTTAACGCCGTTCTTGCTGTACGTCGCTTCGGTGCCGTTCGGCAGGACGCGGTTGATTACGTCGCTGCCCGGTGCGCGCTTCGCGCCCTTGGCCTTCTTCGCCTTGACAGCGGGCGATGCCTTCTTCGCCTTGGCGGGTGTCTTCGCCTTGGCCTTGCCCTTGGCCTTCGCCTTGGGTTTGCTGACCTTGACCTTACCGGGCCGCTTCGCTGCCTTCTTCGCGGCGGTGCCTGCCGGGGCGGTCTTCACTTTGGTGGTGCCAACGTCCGTGGTGCTGTCAACGATACTCATGATTGTTTCCTTATGGTGGTGGCCATTATTGGCCGTATTGGGCAAACCGCCCGATGTGCGCCCGGTCAAGGGCGCACGCCGTGCTATTCGCTAACCTTGCGTGCTGCGCGCACCTTGCGCCGTTCGATGGCCTTGACTGTGCGGGCGTATTGCGGGTTGCTCTTCATGTCGGACTTGTGATCGGCGGCTGCTTGGTAGGCGGCTGCGCGGAGTTCGGCTAGTGTCGGCTGCGTCTTCATCGTGGTCCTCTATCAATGTTTGTCAATTAACCAACCCGTATTGTACCATACCCGGATTGGCTTGTGAATTACCGTTCGTCGGCTCGGATGGACGGTCAACGGTCATGGCCGCGCCTTGGCTGCACGCGCACGACGAGCGGCAACGGCACAGCCGTAGCACGTGCGCGGCTTGACCTTCGCCCACCGCAACACGTACACCGGGCCACGGCAGACGCGGCAGACATCGCGGCGGTGCCGGTTCATGGTCGCGCCTGCGGGTGATGGCGTGCAACGTGCTTGTTAAAGCGGGTGATCATGTACGACACGGCACCGCGTATGCTGTTGCCGCCAAATGCGCGCACGTACCGGAACTCGCGCCCGCACTCGCTGCAGACAAACACCGCTTCATGCGGCGGTGTCTGCACCGGTGTTTTCATGTCAAGGCGTGGCATCATGGCTGTTCTCACTCGTAGTGCGGGCGTAGCACCGGAAACGGTGCGGGCGGGTGCCGCTCGACCCGGTACGACAACGCACCCTCACATATGACCGAGCCAATGTCGCCACGCGCACCGCGCGCCCGGTTCTGCCGGTCAGCGTCAGCGTTCATGCGGCGGCAGTAGTCGCCCGCGTTGCTCAGGTTGAAAAAGGTGGTGCTTGGCTCGCCTGTCGGCTCGCCGTACGTGTACCACCACCCGCCTTCCTCAGGTCCACCGTAGCCTTGATTGGTCCAATAGGCGTTCACGTACAACATCTGCTTGCGTGTCATGTCAGTCCTCTATCGTTAGTGGGGCAGGTAAGCCAGCGCTGCGGAATGCAGCGTTGATGTCGCTGGCAGCAAACGCGTAGTCGCCCGGTGCCAACGAGTAAACGTAAATCGAACACTCGACTTCGCCGCTGTGCAGGTAGTAGTAGCAGCCACCGCGCGTGTTGCGATGCAGCCGCTCAGGACGACCAGCGGCTGCGAGTGCGCGATTAATGCGGGCGATGGTGGTCATGATTGCTCCTACCAAGTGGCGGGTGTTGAATAATTGGTTAGATACTCTTCAAGGTTTGACTCTTCGCCTACATTGCCGAGCCATACCCATACGCTGTCGGATGCTAGGCCAATGTAGACTCGACCATCAACGATAATTCGGCCCGAGTCAAGCAACGCAGAAAGTCTTGGATATGGATTCATGATCAGAACTCCGCCACGATGTAGCCAGCGTGATCGATCGACACGAACACGCGGTACAGCGGGTCATTGTTCACGATATACACGAATTGGCCAGCGACGTTACGCCCGATGGATTTCACGGACTCAACGTTGTTGTCAGTGTAGCCAGCGTTAATCAGCGCTTCATTGATTTGCTCGGCGGTCAGTCTGGTGAAGTTCGTCATCATTTTGTTTCCCTCTATCGGTTGTCATCAAAAACCGTATTATACCATGCCCGTTGTCAACGTGTAATTACCGTTCGTCGGCTCGCTTGACAAGGACGAGCGGTAGGGGACCGGGTGCCGGTCGGCACCCGCCCGCCTCACAGGATGATGCCCACGTAGGGCGTCACGCAATACGTTGACAATTGACCGTTCTGCGTCAGCACCACGACCATGTGTTCACGCATCTGGATTGTCTGCCAGATCGTCCACCCGCTTAACGGATGGTCAATGTCCTCACTGGTCGCCGCGCACACCGCCCGGTGCAGTTCAGCCGCTAGCCCGTTAGGGAAGTCCGGTGACGTTGCTGCCCCAACAACGAGCTTGCTCGTCTCCTGCGTGTATGAGTCCCAAATCGTTACGCTGTACTGATTCATTGCTTGTCCTTCACCGTGACCCGCACGTATTGTTTCGTTACTTCCGGCTGAAATCCAACGCGCGCAGCAGCGTGCACCGCGTTACGCAGACTTAGGCCGGTCTGATTAGCAATGTACGCAGCAGCACCGCGTGCATCGCGCGCATCGTACAGCTTGCGCAGTACCTTGTAATGTGATGCCATGTTAGTCCTCTATCGTTTGATGTTGCGTTCGCGTTTGATGTCGTTAACCAACAAGTCCTCACGCCAGTACACGATGCGTGGGTTCGTATTAACGCGCTGCAAGCGTGCTGCTTCCGCAGTCGCCGCCTCACCTGTCGCGTGTTCGCTCACACGTATTCGCTTGAATCGCCCGTTAGTGTCAACGGAATCAGCATTGCGATAAACATAGTATCGTTGCATGTTAGTCCTCTATCGTCAAGTAAGCGCGCGGCGACAAGCCGCGCACCAAATCAGAACCGGGCAAGGCGCATCGCCACCCAATACACACCATCCAACGCCACACGCAGCACGCCCCAATTCAACACACGCGCCACGCGATCACCGCGCCACTCAAGCAACATCAGCCACATCGCAAGACGACCAGCAACGACGAATTTCATGATTTCCCTCTATCGGTTAGACTGCGGGCGTATTATACCACAGCGACGCAGCGAACGCAACCCCGCGTACGCGTGCGCCCGGTGCCGTTACGACGACAGACGGAACGCTAACGCCTGCGGGTCGATGCGACCGCGCCAGAAACCGTAGCCGTACCAACACCACATCAACTTGTTCCATGCGCCGATGTTGTCAATCTGATCATGACGAATCAGTAAGTAATCGTACGAGTGCTGCGCACCACCGGCACCAATGCGCGCCAACACGAAGCTGCGCCCGCCGTGCTGCTTTAGCCAATCACGCTGGCCATTAGTAAGCTTCGGTATCGTCAACGGCGCATCCTTTGCAACGGGCCAGTGATCAACGACTTTCAGTTCGATGTGGCCCGTTTGCCCGTTGCACGAGTATGCAACGTCAGGATGATTAGGCGCTGCCTTGTTCTCTACGCGTGTTGCGTGCTGCCAGTGACCGTGCATCACGCGTGACACGTAATCCCACAGCGCCTGCTCTGGCTTTTTCACGGCTCGCCGCCTTCGCTGTCGGGTGCCGGTGGCTGCGGGTTCAGCACTTCCACCGCACCGCCCATGCTGCGCACGAATTGACGATCAGCGTGCTTGCTGTCGGTCGTCTCCAGCAGGCTGCAATCGCTGTTGTACTCGTCCAGCACCAACGCACGCAGCAACAGCAGGTACACGATGGCGTCCAGAATGCGACCTTCGATCGGCTCGCTTGCGTCGTCGTCGATGTAAACGCTGGTGCCGCGTCTGATCGCTTCTGCACAGAATGCCTTGATGCTGCGTACGTGCTTGTCGAATGGCACCGCCCACACCGCAAATGGCGACAGGCCAAGGTCGATTGCGTTCTGCTTGAAGTTGTCTAACTGGTCATCGCTGCCGTGCGTGTATTCGGCACCCTTCGTTGCCGTGATGCCGTTGACTTCGGCAAACGTGCGGTCCACCAGTGCCTGCCATTCCGTGCGTGTCATGATTTGTCTCCCTTGTTGATGTTGCTGATCGTTAACGGGTCGCCCTCAGCAGGCAACTTGTTTAGGTCGTGATTGATTTGCCATGCGACGACTTCGGCAAACGTCCAATTGTTCTTCTGTATCGACACCGCAATTCGCTTGATGAAGCAGCGGTTTTGCCAGAAGATAACCTGCGGTTCCGGTCCTTTAAACATCGGCACCTGTACTGCAAGCACCGTGCCCTTGTTGAAATCAAGCAGTTCGATGTGTTTCATCGTGAAGTCTCCACTGTGCCCTGCCGCGTTATCAGCGTATCGGTTAGTACGCTCACCACCACTGACCAATCATACTGTGGCCACTGGTCCTGTGCGTCACGGATTCGCTGATGCAGCCTGCGGTCAACGATGCGTACCGTCTCCAGCGCGTATGCGCCCACGCCTTCAATTGTCAGGAACCGGATTACTTCAATCTCTTCTGCGATCTTAACGACCGCGTACGGTAAGCCTTGCTCATGCGTGCGCGCCCACTGGTCCATTACCGCCCAATTGTCGGACAGTTCAGCTTCGGCGCTGTGCATTACATCGCCAATCGATACCTTGGTCTTGTTGGCCGTTGCAAATAGCAGCTTTGTTGGTGTCGGCGGGTCGCCCAACACGCCTTCTGGCGTATCGTGCATCATCGCCCACGAAATCATCGCATACTTGGCGTCACTGTCCATTTGAATGTTCAGCCGCCCGCACAGTTCGTGCACGATCACCATTACCGACCACGAGTGTTCTGCAACCGTCTGCTCACGCATCGTGCGCACCGTGTGCCAGCGCTTAACGTGCTGACAGCGTAACACTTCATACAGCGTCATTTCCATGTGTGTCTTCCTCTCCGTTATGTTGCATGGTGCCGGTTGCGGTGTGGTGCCATTTGCGCGCACGATTAATTGCCATCTTCTCTTCAACTGCGCGCCCGATGTCGCGTATGCCGTGCATATGCGCAAGGTCTACCAGCATGATGAACACATCAGCCCATTCACCCGCTGCGTGCGGCTTGCGCACCACTTCACCGATTTCCTCATACAGCTTGAGGAACGCCATCCACGGTTGCCGATGCGGAAAAGCTGCATCCGCCCATTGCACAACCTGCGTCTGCATTTCGGTGATGCTGTCGTTGCTAGACACCAGCTTCATCGCATATACTCCTCTGTTTGACTGCAGATGCCCGCGTCACCAATCATGCGGCTTAACGCTTCCAATGATGCAGGTATTGCGCCCATGTCGTGCACGTTGTGATGCTGTGGTCCGTCACCGAGCCAGCGCACGCGCGCATTCGAGCCTTGCAGGTGCGGCTCGAGCCATTGCACAAACCGTGCGATGTCGCCGCGCGTTCTGCAGTAATTGACGAAATTGAGGAATATGTCGTTGATTCCGTTCTGCCACACCGCCTCACGCATCTGCGTCACGCTGAATGTTGCAATGCGTCGCTGCAGCTTCGTCACCGTCGTCAGTTCCGGTGCGCGCCCGATTTCCACCCAATCAATCTCCTTCGAATCATCGTACCACGGACCGGACCAGCCTACCATTCTGCCGCCGTCGTCGTAGCGATTTGCAACGCGTATCGGGTAAGTGCGCATCGTGCCGACGACACGCGTTATCCAATCGCACGGTATGCCCGCGTCTGCGATCGTTTGCGCGGTCGTTACGTCGCGCGATGTGCAGTACGGATACATACCGTGATAGATCGACAGTGAGTAACCTTGCGCGCCTTCAACTTGTATGACCTTGGCGCGCTCCAACGCTTCGCAGTATTCCGCCCGCGTCACCACGTAGCGGTGCAGTGGGGTGCCGCGTAGCGCATCGCGTGCAATGTTGGAGTTGTCCGGATTGCGCCGTATGCGGTGAATCATTGCAGCACCAACGCCCTTTTTCGTGCTGCCGATCTTGGTCATCGGGCCTGCTTCTTCGTTGCGATGCTGCTGCGTCACCACGGCGGCAGACGGATGAATCAGTATTGCTGCTTGGCGCACGTATTCGTCACAGTTGATCAACTCCATCATCAGCGCTTGCGGGTCGATCACGCTACCCGGCCCGATCAGCACCTGCCGCAGTGCCGGTGACACAATGCCGTTGGCCAACTGCGTGTGCACGAACTTTCGCCCTTCGTCATCAATGTACGTGTGGCCTGCATTCGGTGCCCATGCCGTCACCACCGTGTCTGGCTGATCACGCTTGGCCAGATACCCAGCAATCAGTCCCTTGCCGGTACTGCCGAATTGCATGTCAATGATTACCGTTACCTTCCTCATTTGTTCTCCTTGTACTGCGTCGCTTCGTCGCTGCACGCAATCCACCACGTATCACCGAATCCGCCGTCTGCACGGATTGGTGTCTTGCACTTAATCGGGCACTCTACGCCATCAAACGTCTGCAGAATGTGTTGCAAGTCTCTGTCATAGCGCCTGTCGCGATCACTGCGTGTGCAGGACAGATCGACTTCGTCATGCACACTGAGCAGCAATCGCAGATCACCGTCGCGCACTTCACCGCTGTTGATGTACTCGTCAATCTCGATTAACTTTTGCTTCATGCTGTCGGCGCTGCTGCCTTGGAAGATCAGTCCACCCGCCTTGTGCGCACCGATTCCCTTAGGAAAGCGCAGATGCCGACCCATCACGGTTTTGACATAAGTGCGCGTGCGTGCTACTGCGGCTGCGTCGTCCAGCAGCTTACCGATACCGGGCACCGCTGCGTGGTACTGCTCAAAGATGCTGACTGCTTCCGGACCGGGCAGCAGGTATTCCTTGCCGCGCGAGTTCGTCTCTGTCGTGTATGGCAAGCCGATTTCCTGTGCCATGCGCCCTTGCCCCATGCCAAACACTAGGCCAAGGTCAATCTGCTTCGCGTTCGGGTCGCCCGGATGTCGCGCGCTACGCGGCAGCTTTGTCAAATCAGCAACCATTTGATGAAAGTCGGTGTTTTCATCGGCTGCATACAGTGCGTTTATCTTCTTATCTTTCAAGTAATGCGCAAACCAACGGAACTCGAATTGATTCCAATCGAAGCACAGCCAGCGGTCGTCACCGTGCGGCAGGAACAGACCGCGCACCTGTGACGCCATCTGCCGGTTGCGCTTGTGAATTTGGTGCAGGGCCGGGTCGTTCACGCTCAGTCGCCCGGTCACGGTGCCAAGGTCGTTTTCGCTGCGACACTGATTGAAGTTGCAGTGCACCGTGTGCACGCCGTTGCCGTTGCTGCGTGCGTTGCCGATGATGTGACCGCGCAGGAACGTGCCCGCCATCTTAATCAATGCTCGCTGCTCGATGATTAGTGCTGCGCGCGGGTCGGTCATCTTGCGCATCGTCGGGCTGTCGATCGATGGATTGCCTGCTTCCGTTTCTTCTGCACGCGTGCCGTCACTCAGGTGCCACACGCCGTCGCCGTCCTTCTCTGGCTTGAACAGATCGCGTATCTGCTTGGCGCTGTTGATGTTGATGTCATCATTGCCGGTCATGCGCTGTATCTTTTTGTAGTTGTCTTCGATGTCCTTATTGGTGACAACCAGCAGCTTTTCTGCCGCAGGTACGTTAACACGGATGCCGACACGCTCCATGCGCACCAGCACCGGCAGCAGTCGCTGCTCCAAGCGCACGACATCAGCCAACCCACAGCGTGCGGATGATTCTTCTCTGTCAATTGCGTCCTGCCGCGCAATCTCGTCCTGTTGCCATTGATGCAGCAGCAGCGTCGTGTGTACGTCCTGCCGCGCGTATTTCGACACCCAAGCAGTCGGTGCCTTAACAAGATTGTTGACTTGTGCGTGCTGCGTAGGCTTGCCGCCGAAGCGCGCAGCCAACTTTTCCCATATTTCAGTGTCCTTGCCCACGCCCACATACTGCTTGCCGAGCGTGTCCAGATCGTAAGCAAACAGCGTTTCGTCGATCAGCGCTGCATTGACCATCGTGCATACCACACGACCATCGGGCAGGTTCACGCCTGCTTCGCGCAGAAAATGAATGTCGAACTTGGCATTGTGCGCGACCCAATACGGCACCCGCTGCACCTGCTTGCGCAGCCACTCCAGCACCTGTGGCAGATCGCGTGCGTCCCAATACGCCGTTTTCTTGTCGGGCGTTGCAATCGCGATGCCAAATATCTTGTCACGGTGCCACAGCAGCCCGGTCGTCTCCGTGTCGATCACGACGTACGGATAGCGCGACAAGTCGGGAAAAATCATCGCTTGCCGCCCCCATATTGACGCAGCATGCCTGCACGCATCTGCGCGCCAAACCATGCTGTTTTCGTTTCCTCTATTGTTGATGCAGAGATTTTCAATGCTGCTATAAGCACTTCATCCGAGCAGGACACGTGTTCCCCAACCAGCTTAAGGATCGTGCCCGCAATGGCGTTAATTTCTAACGGATTAGCGTGTTCAATTCTCGATTCTTCGGTCATGTTGGTCCCTCTTTTACAAATCGTACCCGTTGTCGCCGTGCACGATGTCCAGCCGATGGCGTGCGCGCGTTATGCCGACGTAGAACACGCGCGCTTCGCTGTCAGGGTCGTCCACCATGCCGCTCACCACGCGTTGTGTCAGCGCCGTGTCGATTACAACGCGGTCCGCTTCACGCCCTTTGCTGGCGTGTATTGTCATCAGCTTTAGGTTAGGTTTTACGTCAACATCAACGCTGCTGTAATAGCGTTCCTTCCATGGCGTGACGTTCACCGCGTCCACATCGCGCCGTGCGGCAAGCGCTGCAAGGTCTTTGCTTGCAATCAGCTTCTTGGTGCGGTCGTCGCCTTCCATCGCCAGCACCGCAAGCTCGTCCTTGCTAACTGAGCCAGTGTCACGCAGCGTGTGATGGGCGCGCAAGGCTCGAGCAGTGCGATTCTGCAACGGACCGGGAAAACCGCCCTCAGTCAGATACGGAATGCACAGATTCATCAAATGTCGCTCTACTTCCTTTTTGCGCGCACCGGTACGGACGAGTATTAGCGTGCTGTCGCCGTTCAAGTGCACATCGTTGTGGCTCGCGTGTTCACGCAGGGTGCCGGGTTCGTCGCGCGGCGCATAAACTTTCTCAACACGATTACTGACACGGTGAATCACGCTTTGCGCGAGCGTGTGCACGGTGCGCGGTATGCGGTGCGACTGCGGCAGCACCAACCGCTCTGCCTTGTGCAGCTGTTCAAACTCCACCATACCATGCGGATTCGCACCGCCCCACACGTAGATTGCTTGGTCATCGTCGCCCGCAATGTGCACTTCCTCAATCGCCCACTGCAGCAGCGTGTTAATCACCTGCCATTGCAGCGGTGACAGGTCTTGTGCTTCATCGACCAGCAGCACCCGCGCGCCGTGTGGCCTTGGGTGCGTGACGTAGCGGCGCAACATGTCGTTAAAGTCGATCATGCCCTTCTTGTGCTTCCACGCTTCGTAGCGCTCAACGAAGAATTCGTATTGCTTCCATGACCCGGTGCACTGCGCGCGGTCGAACACTGCGTGCTGATCAGCAAACGTCACTATGGCGAGATTGTAAATACCAAGGTACTCGTCGCCCACTTCTACTTGCTCGCTGTCATCGATGGTGCCGCCGCGCATCGGCACCCCGATCGACTGTGCAAACTCGCGCATACGTGCGTGATCAATGACCATGCCGCGCGACAATTCCAGCAAGCGGAAGCACAGGCTGTGAATCGTGCTTACCTTGTCACTGTTTTTGAGTCCAAGTCGCTCTAACGCCTCTGCTGCAGCTGCTTTGGTGTGTGACAGAAACCCGATGTCCTCTGCTGCGTAGCCGCGCGCTCTCAGGTCGTCAATGCGGCGCATTAGTTCGGTGGTCTTGCCGGTGCCGGGTGAACCGTATACGGCAAACGCCTTTAGTCGTTGCTTCATCGCAGCACTCCACCCACCGGATAGCGCAGATCGTTGAGCGCACGCTTTGCTGCAATCACGCGTCGTCGCGCTTCTGCTACTTCGTCTTCACAATGTTCGCGGTGCTTGTCCCACCAGCGCACATCGTGCATCGCCTTTTCGATGCGCTTGTTGAGCAGCCACAGTTGGATTGAGTACGGAAGGAAGATGAATAAGTTGTGCATGGTGAGCCTCTATCGGTTAGGACGGTATCGCACCGTCGCCACGTGCGCGCGTGGTCGTCGCTGTGGAATGTGTCAGTTAGAAATCACCGCCACGGTTAACGTGCCCGCTGCCATCATCATCGCCTGCATCAAATCCGCTCGTGTCAGCAGCAACACGCCCGCCTTTGATCTGATTGTAACGGTACTCTGCGAACTTGAACAGCTTTTCACTGCCGACATAGCCAAGGTCACTGATGGCGAAGTTGTAAAACGTGCCCTTCTTGCCTTTCTCTTCCATCGATTCGACCTTGTACTGACGCGAGAAGCGGTCGCCGCCGAACAGCTTAATCTGCGAGTTCCACCGTCGCGCAATCTTCATCTTGCTGCGTGCCATCGACAGCACGATGTCTTCCCACTTGTCGCCGTTCACCAGAATGCAGAACTGCTGTGCGGTGTCGACTATCTGCAGGTCGCTCTCGTCGTCGAGTTCTTCAATCTTCTTCGCGGCCAACTCCGCTGTCGGGTACGAGCCACGGAATCCGGCACCGTCCGACTTTTTGCGGTCAACCCATACAAGATATTCCTTGCGAAAGTAAATCGGCAGCACCGTCACCGAGTCGCCGTACAGTTCGCGCGTGACGTTGTTGTACAGCATTCCGTCATCTGCGTCTTCGATATACTGCGGGTCGCGCTTTTGCTTACACGGTGACAGCGCCTGCACGATTTCCAAGCGTGGAATGATCAGATCGGATACGTCGATGTTCTCATTACCGCGCCCGGCACCAACCTTGCCCTGCATGAATGCTGGCATCTGTGCTGCTGTCGTTGCGAGTTGCTTTCCC